TACGCAACGATCCCAGCGTGCTGGCCGTTGATCGTGCCGTGGCGCTCGTCGTATCGCGCTTGGGCTTCCCAGTCGGGCTGCGGACCGTCGGGCTCGAGTTGCTCGGCCACTTTCGCGATCCACGCGTCCCACGCCTCAAGCACGTCGTTGAGGTTGTCATCAGTGACCGGGACAGGATCCCATCCGCCGTGATAGTCTTCGGGACAGCCATCCAGATCATACTCGATGATCTGATACTCGCCCTCATCAATCACCAACTCTAGATACCATCCGCCGATTCGCGCGGACTTGATTGTCTTGAACTTCCATGCCATCTTGGTGTCCTCCATAACAGGCACTTACAGGTTAGCATCCGCAGGTGCAAATGACAACCCCCTTTAGTTTCATATCTCTTTCCAGCCATCCTTGGACCAGCGCCACGCTCCGCAATCGAGAGTCTTGCAGTAGGCGTAGAAGTCGATTATCAACTCGTTACCTTCTGGGCACACGAGGATGTTCATCTCAAACTCATCGTAGTCCATGATCCGGATCAGTGAGCCTTTCGGCGCGCCCGCATAGAGGTAGTAATCGCGTTGTTCCATCTGGCGGAACTGTCCGCTCGCAATATCCGCGAGCAGTTCGGGGAGGGTGATTGTCGGTTTCATGTTTGCACTCCTTAGCTACCCTTACAGGTTAACCTGTGTGGGTGCAAATGACAACCCATTTGTTTCACAGTTTCTTGGTCAATCTGCGTTCATGAATAACACGGCCTTGCTCAATAAAGCCGATAACGGATTCAAGTTTCAAACCATAATATTCTGCCATGAATTCGCGAGTCAGAAACTCATTCACCCAAGACAGATAGAATCGCTGCAAATGGTCAGGGTCACCAAGTGCCAAGGCTTGTAGATCAATTTGGTAGGTCATCTTAAGGACTCCATTGCTGAATCGTGCATTTTGATTGCTCTCGCGATTGCGAGTTGTGCTGCACGGTAAGATCTGTATTCTTTGTTGGGCGAAACTCCAAACGCTTGGACTTTGCATTCTGGCTTGTCACAATGTCCAAATATGAAACAGCCACGATACACATGGGTGAACATAAGACAGAATCCCTTCCAAACCTGTTCCATCATGGCAGTCCTATCATTTCATATTCTCTGTCCAACCGATCCAGAGTCTCGTAGTCATCTCTCATCATGGCGTCGTCACGCCGATCGCTCCACGCTTTGAACTCCATTCTTGCACGGAGCAGGTTCTGATTTCTGGTCGGCAGATCAACACTAAACGTGATCGGTATCAGATCACCCATTCTCAGTCCTTACTTGGTCCGCCATCACCGAGGCCAGCACTGGATCTTCTTTGATGATATAGAACATCAGCGATATCATGTCTTCGCGTTGAACGCAGACAGTGACATTTCTGTGATCATTCGCTGCGAACTGAAAGGAACGATCGCTCCCTCTGGACACATAGGCTCCGTCGCCGAGGTGAAATGGATTGATCATTATGTTGGATCTCCATCTTTTTTTGTTTGGGCAATCGCTCGTTATCACGCTTCATGACGAGTGCCATATTCAGCGACCAAGGCCAGGAAGTCATTCCAGTTCTCGTGCCGGACGACAACTTCCTTACCGAAGACTTTCAATCCAACAACGGAAAGCTGAAAGTGTCCATCATCGAGTTCGATAAACATGCCGTTGTCTTCGGAATTACCGATGACGCTTTTCAGCATAGGACCAGCATCGCCATAGGCGAAAGCGAACTTGGCAATCTTTTCCTCCGACTGTCCAAGATAGCTGTCCATCTGGTCAGTCTCGCTGTCTTCGCGCCACCATCCGAAGTCTGCTCCGTCGCCGCAGTGAGAGCCGAAGTAGAATCCCTCAGGTGCCAGATTGCTGAGGCTTTCCTGCAACTCTTGAACCAGCCAGTAACCGCGAATAATCCAGTGACTTCCGAGTTCTTCATCGCAGAGGTCCTGGACCTCGGGCTGGGAATCCCATACGGTGGTCTGCCAATCCAGGTCGGTGGCAAGCCATGAGCGGGCTTCATGGACCAGCGCCGGGGTCAGGGTCTTGATTGCGGCCAGTTCGTCGCTGAACGCTTTGATCAGGTCTTCGTGCCGGTGAGTCCCGGAAGAAACGCTGCCACAGACGCGGCCAAAGTTGTTGATATAGAAATCGGCTTTCATGTCATGCCTCCTCGAACTGACCGCGGATATTCTGGTTATAGAACCTGCCGACGCTGGGAGCGTTCAGCAGTTCCTGGACCGTGTCCTGACCGACACCGACATACGTCACTGAGACGCCGCTGTGGAAAATAACGGTGAGGGTCTGCTCTTCGGCGTTGGAGGAGCAGGATTCGATCGCGGTGGAATTGATCGGATGATTAACGTCTGTCATTGTAGCCTCCTTGGTTTACTTTACTAGTTTACCCGTTGCCGATGCAAACGACAAGTGTCATGTTTCTTTCTCTCGCCTCTTACGAGCCAGATATTCGGTCATCGTTTCATAGTTCGGTTGAACTTCTGGCTTCTTCTTGGGCAAGTTTGCCGTCAAAACGAAACCATCATACTCCCAGATTTCTTCTGGAAGGACTTTATCAGGGACCAGGATCACGGTCAAGGTCTTATACTTACCACGATCAGGAGTGTAGGAAACTCCTACTCGGAAGACTGCCGGACCTTCGAACGTGTTATATATGATCTTGTGACCAGGAATGAACTGACCAGCGAGATCGTGGTTTTCGAGGCGACCGATGCAGCGAGGCTCACCACGAGCGGGCCAGCCAATGCTGACGGGATCGGGAATGATCATCCTAGACTCCTCGACTTCATACGACGATCCTTGAACGGCATCCATTTGTTGAGAGAAGCCCAAACGAGAGGAAAGTTCTCTTTCAACCTCTCGGTGTCGGGGCTCACGTCCATCATGTCGTTGTTGTCGGCATACAGATTGGACAGATCGCAAGTGTGCTTGAGCCGGAAAGGAAACTCAGCTCCCAGGCGATCTTGGTCTGACTGCGAGTTATACGGTCTCTTCTCGACACGTCCGTCAGTGTGGACGACCAACGCATGAAAGTCACAGTCCCAGTCTACACAACCCATTCTGTTAGGAACCTGACGCCATTCCATATAGTTGAAAACATGAACGATCATGCTCCGTCATCCTCGGCGGGTGCCTTCCGGATCAGGTCAGCCAATCGCTTGGTCCGCTCTGCAATTTCAGCTTCAAGCGTTGCAACTAAGGCGGCTTTCCTTTCCAGCGCCTGATGCTGAGTCCGCTCCGCGATGGTCTCAGCGGATTCGTTGGGGACAGCGGTGAAGAACCGTTGCCCTTTTCCCGATACCGGGCGCACAGTCATGTGGTCGAAACCCATCTTTGAACCAAGCCTTGCCCATGCTGCGTTGGCGTTTTCCTGCTTGGATGATCCGGTGTCATACCCACCAATCATCATGACTGGCGTCGGCTGAAATGCGGCAAGTAATGCCTGCAAATCGGCTTCGGTCATTTCGTAATTTGTACAAGGCATCATGATCTCGGTCTCCTGTCAGCACGCCCCAATCGCCGCTCGAACAGCACGTCGCCGTTCGGCAGTAGCATTTCGGTTGTTCGGTCATGATTTCACCTCCAGCGCGGCGGCGGCACGTTTGCCTCCGTCATCGAGAAACTGTGCGCTTTCTCTTGGGCAAAAACTGGTGACGAACAGATTCATGTGCCGGTCGTTCCATTCGATTTGATCCAGGCATCCAGATCAGCCACGGCCAGATCATACTGACCGCGCTTGTAGACCTTACCTGTGATCGTGCCAGCGGTTTTGAGCATGGCGGTCGGTGTCCATGCATGGTTCGGCTTCATACCGGTCTTAGCGAACAGCCTGAGGCCAGCCTTGAGGGAGATCGCACGAAATGTTTCGACTCCCCGCTCTCCAACGAACGTTGTCATGTCGATCCTCCTTCGGTCAATACGAGGTGACCTTCTGCGTTGCGAACATACTTCTGTCCGCGACCGGTGCAAAGGTTTCCGCGCGCGAACTGGTGAGCATATTTGTCGAACGATTTCTGTGTCATCGTCGCCCAAGAACCGTAGATCGTCTTGGCATCGTAGATGACTTCGCCGATCTCGTGGGTGAACGGAACTTCGAAATCGTCGTTCGTCATGGTCTCAGCAGAAACGTATCTCTTAAGGTTTTCCATGGTGTCCTCCATATATTACAACACTAGCCTAGCACCCTGGGATGCAAATGACAAGTGTTAAGTTTCTCAGACGCCGACCGTGGTGATCACGATCGGCGTAGGATCACTCAGTCAGAACGGCTCACCATCGTCAAGAACCCTGTTCTGCTCCAGGTCCTTGGTCTGAGAGTCACGGAAGCCCAAGAAGGTCTTCCACCGAATGTCCTGCTCATCCCAGGTGAGGCGCTGACGAAACTCTTCGAAGTCACCGCCTTCCGCGAGGACCTGAGCGATCGCCCGCCACTCAGAACGGCGATAGGTGACATTCACGTTGGGATCAGTGTCAACTGGCGAATTGTAACGATCGTAATAGGTGCTGACACGAGACAACAGTGGCAGTCCCCTCGCCTTGAGAGCCCCGACCACGCCCCTGAAGGTGGCTCCAGCGGGCGCGTAGACGTCGTCAAACTCGATCTTGCCTTCCCAGAACTTCTCTTCATCAAGCCGAACGACTTGCTCGATGAAGTCATGGTCGGTGCTCTGCATGATCAGGTCACGAATTTCCCACATGGCAGACCACGAATAGAGCGTGCGATCTTCTGTCAGCCGCTGCTCGGACAGAATGTTGTAGGTGAAAGCCGAAGGCTTCGGCAGTTCCAGAACACGCATCCCACGGTAAAAGAGATACTTCGAGCCGACGTTGAAGACCTGACACTTCTCGTTCGAAAGACGAAGGTCTAAATCGGGATTGAGGAAGATGTTGTCCATCTTTTCGTAGCAGGCAACGATGGACGGCTCATCGATGAGGATGACAGTTTTGCCGCGCCAGTCGTCATTCAGAAACGACATACCGACGGGAGTCTCATCATCGATCAAATAAGTGTCGCCGTTCTCGTCGCGGGTATTGGACTCCAATTCGCGGAAGACCTGCCACGGTTCCCAGTTCTTGCCGAGTTCCGTGGTGTATGGCATCTCCTGATACTGCCAGCGGGACATCAAGCCCTTGCGCTTCTTCATGCGGACAAGGTCAAACGACTTCCCACGAAACTCCGTAGGGCTGGTATAGAACTCGTGCTGGACGCCGTCGATCAAGACGGTCATCTTGCAGCCGAGGCGAGCAATGACTGCGGTGGAAATCTTCAGACCGGTCCCGAAGAAACCGATCGGGCTGGTGGTCTTCGGTTTCGAATTGAAACCAAAGGTAGAAAAGGAACGAAGGTCAATCGCTCCATCAGTAACGAACGCGAGATGTTTCATATCTTCAACTCCATAGCTGTTCCGTATTAACAGCCTAACACTCAGCGAGGCAAATGACAAGCATCATGTTTCAGCTACTTTAGAACAGGCTCATCTGTGCCGGAGCGAGAGGCGGAGAATCCATATCATCTTGATCACGGAAGCCTATGAATATCGGAAAACGAGGTTTGTCTTTGATACAACCAGCGAAGAACTTGAACTTCACGATCCGACCTGCCAGATCTTCGTTCCACAGGTTCTCTCTTTGGGCTTGGTCAAATCCTGATCCGATACTTGTCTCGTAAACGACTCCCCTGACATGTTCAGGGACAATATCGTCTGATGGAAAGACTCCACGAACCTGAACAGCGCCGAGGACGCCCATCGGAATCATGTTTTCTTGATGACCAGAACGCTCTTGTTGGCCGAGAGCATTCGTTGTCGATTCATTCTGATTGGAGTGAAGTTCAGTCACGTCGATGATGATCGCTTCGGTGTCAATCCATCTTGCATCTTTGACCTTGATCAACTCGCCTTGAGTGGCAGTCCCTCTACCATGTTTATAGAAACGATCTGGGTGGCGAAGAATGATACCCTCGTGCCCAAGAGAGATCTGCTGGATCTCCCAGGCTTGAAGTTCTTCCATCGTTGAGAACTTGACGGTTTCCAGCAGACTGACATTCTCAGGCCAGTATTCTGCTTCTGTTCGCAAGAGACTCAAACGGTTAGAGAAAGTCGCTGGTTCGTCCCAACGATCGAACACGAAGAAATGAAGTTCGGGGTCGCTTTGATCAAAAGACATCACACTGGACATCGTCCGATGATAGCAATGTCTCGCTGTCGGGTCGCCACAGATCATCTCACCATCCAGACCTTCAAGAAGGTCTTTGTTGAAGGAGATCAAAGACTGAACTTGAGCAGACCGAACAGGTTTGAGACTGCGAGTATAGGCCATTCCGTCACGAATGAATACCCGGATACCATCGAGTTTCAGCTGACCGAACATGGGAAGCATTCTCGCAACCCGGTCTGGTTCATATTTGCCTGCGAGCATCGGTTTCATTGGTATGGCCTCACATCAAATTCAAGCCCGGAGAGGTCGACGACTCCAACGAGAGGTCTATCCAGAACTGCTCTCTTGTTATAGGAAGTAGTGCTGCAAGGAATCCCATCTTCGTCAACACCGAGGAGATGGACTGTGCGTCCGGTCTCGGAGACAGCGAGAACTATCCAGAATCGCGTTGGACTTCCACCCTTCGCTCGGTAGACATAGCCGAGTTGAGGTTCTTTGCAGTCAGGTTGCTGATCTTGATTCGGCAGGTTGAACTTCATTCCAGTTCTCCCAACCATCTTTCAACGGCCGAATTGAGCTCTTTCTCTTTCGGAGTCTCATCGTCGATGGTTTTGAATCTCTTGAGGCGATCTTTGATATGCCCGATCACAGCATGTTTGCCATCGATGCTGATCAGCACTTCCAGCATACTGCCCTTGAACAGTTTGCAAGAAGACACGTATTCTGGAACTTCGAGTTTCATGGTCATCGCATCTTCCTTTTGTTTGCCTTGCCTAGTATAGCAAGGCCGGGGTCAGGGGCATAGGGTAAAGGTTCAGGGGCTGTCGGAGCGCCTCGGAGCGGGGGCAGGGCAGGGCTTGCGCCCTACGGTTAAGGGCAGGGCAGAGCAGGGCAGGGCTTGCGCCCTAGCGCCCTCTGAGGGTCGCAGTTTATCCACGTTCTTGCTCCAATCATCACAAGGATCGTCCATCAGAATGGCTCCGATATCAATTCGTCTGCACCATCAACTTCGGTTTCCCAAATTACTCGACCATAGATCTTTTCCCAAGAGTTTCGGCATTTCTTGAGGTCTTTGAAATCGTAGAAATACAGACGTTTCTTCTTCCGTTCGTTCCGCCTTGCATCTTCGTTATACACATCAACAACGACGCGCTTCTGAGTTCTCTCGATATGAGGGCAAACTCTTGTGAGGAATCTCCCAAGGGCCGTCTCATTACCTCTCCTGCTGAACTTCCACTTTTCTGCGTAAGCCGTGAAGTCGCTGATGATTGTATCACAAGGAACAGCTTCGGTCCACTCAGCATCGCTGTCAACCAAGCGGCCATTCTGGAGTTTGCGAAACCACCATTCTTCATCTACTGACATAGACAGAAGCTTCTGCTCTTGGAGAGCATCAGTTTGTGGAACTTCACGAACTTGGAAACCTTCTAGGTCAATGTTTTGCAGGTGGAAGAGAAGAGCCTCAAATCCCCCAGACTCCATCTGTCTGACAATATCTCCAAAGTATTGTTTGTTCTGTTTCGCGCCATCTGCTACTTCGAGAACGAAATATCTCCTCTCATCACCAGAGGCACGGATAACGTGAGGATCGTTCGCGGCCATGATCAAGTGAACATAGTTGGGATAGGTTTCGACGTCGACGCCTTTCTGCTCAATCGGTATGCTATCTTCGGTGACCAGCATCTTGAGAACAGACTCGTGCTTCTTGTCACCAGCGAAGAATGCCTCGTCGGCAAACAGGCAGATCACATCGCGAAGGTGAGCGTTGAAGTTACCAACAAGATGCGAGGGGTTGGCAACATGGAGATGGTGTCTTCCGAAGAGTTTACCGAACAGAGTCGCCATCAACGACTTGCCTGTTCCTTTGCCGCCTCTCATGACGACTGCAACCTCTCCCGGAGAAGCTGGGACTTGGATAGCGCGAGCCATCCATTTTGTGAGATAAATGTAATACTCTTCAACTCCACCACAGACGTTATCACGAAGGTGATTGAGATACAGCGAGCAGTCTCCAGGTTTCGGCTCAAAGCTGAAACCACGCCATAGATTGTAGACACCCGGAATATCACCTTGAGGCATGAACCTCATGTAATCGAACTGTCGCCTCATGCGATGGTTGATCCAGTATTTCCCGAGAGGAACTTGAATAGGCTTTCCCTCTTTATCACTGCCGACGTCGACCATGATATTCGAATATCGATTACGAAGGTCTTCGAACGAAGAAATGGTCAACCGAGAACGGTTCATGATTTCGTCTTGAACTTCTTCGATGACCCGGCATTTCCCTCCAAGGTTACCGATGATTGCGTGACGCTCATTCATCATTCGCAGGTTTGGATCTTCTGCGTGTTCTTTGGCACGAGTCATCTGCCGAACAGCATATTTCTCAGGATTCTTGGACTCTAGGACGCTCTCAGCAATACCCCAATCACGATCTGTGATTATGGCATACACGACTTCGTCCGGAACACCAGCGCGGAAAAGCTGACAGATGCAATCGAACAGCCATGCCGACCGTGAGTTATCTCCCTCTTTCGGTTGGTCTGGGTGTCTTCCTTGGGCTACAATCACCTTGACGCGATCTGGGACGTCCCACTCGTCTAGTTCACTGAGATCTTGAATACGCTCCACGTTTCCTGGAACGCTGACACTCACTCCGTATTCACCACCTTGATGGGAATCGATCTGAACGCCCTGTGCTTTCTTGAACTCCGAGATATCGTATTCGTTTTTGTTAAACTCAAAACAGACCGCCAACTCTTCGACACGGCCAGCCTTTTTCTTCTTCTCATTAGGAATGTTGATCGTTCCCGGGAGCCGCATGACACGATCAATGTTATGACAATGATCGCCACCAAATACCTGCTCTAACCTTTTATTATAGAGTTCGAAGTCTTCGCATTTCTTAACGTCGCCATCTACGACAATCTCTTTTGAGAGTTTCCAGAAGCCTTGATAACCACCACCTGAGAATATGATAACGGTTGGCTTTGGTATTCCCTTTGGTCTCTTATCAGTGAGAAGCCCAAGAGCACGTTCCCGGCCTTCCTCGAGAGTCTCTCCAGGCTCTGGGTCAATATCAACATGAATCCAACCGGCAGCTTTGATATCTTCTTTGTGAGCTTTTGATTTCATGTCTTTCATGCAAGAGTTGACATGAAAATAGATATTGCGATTTCCGTTGTAGGTCCAGAACCACTTGCGACACTCGGTGATTTCGTCGGACTTGAAGGTTCTTGTTTCGATCTTCTTACGATCAGTCTGGATCGCTGTTAAAACCCAAGGACCATCTTTGCTCCATTTCCTCAAGAAGTCAATTGAGGCTTCTTCATCTCCCTGCATAGTTGTCATCCCAAAACTTTACGAGATCAAAAGAAACTGGTGCAGCCCCAATTTCCATTTGATTGACCCAATATCGAGTGACCCCGATCTGCTCAGCAACTTCACCCTGCGTCATAGAAGACCTACGACGACAGAGCATAATCTTCTCGTTGACTTTCAGAGGTTCCACGTCACAGAAGTATATTCCATCATATTCTGACTGATCACGCTCAACTTCGCCGTAGAAGTTACGAGTGATTCCGTTGGCTTTCGCCATCTCGTCTTGGGACAGTCCTGACCTGCGTCTGCTAATCAGCAAAGACTCTCCCAGAGTTAGCCTTTTGAGATCGATTTTATCCACGTTATAAGTCTTTCTTTTTTCATACCATACATGTGAAGAAGAGCATTCTCACGCATTTCTGGTCTTGTCATTTTCTCGAAATTTGACACAGCGAACATGCCGTCCCAAAAGAACCATTCTTGAGCGACTTGAGCACAAACGAGAACGGTGCCGTTGAGTGCAGCTCTTTTCGCTATGAATATCTTCTGTGTTTGAAGCAAAGGATGAGGGAATCTTACTGGCTGGTCGTCTGCTCGAACAGGCCATCTTCCCATATATTTGCACTCGATCCAGCCTCCAATATAATTCACGTCAAGTGTTCCAGATTTGACACGATTCTCAACTGGGAATGCCCCGAGGACTTTCAAAGCCTTGACTAGATTGGCTCTGGTCGTTTTATTCTCAGACATGTCAAGAACCCTTAACCTTACCCTGCCCCGGTTCATTTGACAAGTCAGAAATATCGCGAATTGCGCCGACCGGTCCCCGTTGCTGGTCTTGATATTTCCCTTCGTAAGGTTGATCGGTCGGGAAGTCTAACGTCTGGAAAACGATTTGAGCGATTGCCATTCCTTTTTCGATCCGCAGAGTTTCTTTTCCATGGTTGGTCAACTCAAGAGTCAACCAGCCTTCCCATCCCGGCTCGATGATGGTGTTCTGAACGGCCAATCCACGACGAGCCCAAGAGGACTTATCAGCCACCGAAGCGATGAGGTCGTTCGGCATCTTGAATCGTTCAACCGTAGAAGCCAGAATGAAATCACCTGGATTGAGAACACGATAGGAATAGGGAGATTCTAGGTCGAACTCGACCCGAACGTCGTAGCCTGCGGAACTGAGACCGAACGTCATCCCTTCATGTCTCGTCCGCTCGTAAAACGGAGAGATCAAATTCTGCTCTTCGCAGTAGCGGCGAATGGTTTGCGAACTGAGAATCATTTCGACTTCCCCACATGCTGAAACGATCCGTCAGAAGCGATTTCCCAAGAGCGCTTCTTGTTGACTTCCAGTTTCTTGGCGACAGCTTTCATGAGATCGCCGCCTTTGATCTCACAGATTTGCAGTAGGAAGAAAGCGACGTCGGCGCATTCTTCGATGATTTCTTCAGTGTCGTCGGGCTTGTTGATCAGAGTCGAGATCAACTCGGACATCTCTTTGTTCCCACGAATGGAAAGAGCAAGCGGCGAAGGATTCCCGAACTTCGTTTTCGCCCAGTCCCAGACCTGCTCCTGAACAGAACGAACAGATTCGCCAGCCTTGCAGTCGCAGACTTTCTTCCGTCCGCAAGGACAGCCGCCGCCTTGGTCATACTTTGCCATTGGAAATCCTCCTATAGCTTTCGATTACACAACGAGCCTGATGTTTCGCATCATCAAGTGCATTGTGGTATTCACCACGACGGAAGATCGACTTCGTGGCAAACCCAGACATTTGATAGACTGTCCTTGTGTCACGAGTGTTGAAGAAACGCCATGGAACCTTTATGCCGAAGAGTTCCATACTGTGCTCGATCAGAACACAATCGAAGTTGGAGCCTTGACTCCAGACATATTTCCCTTTGAATTGTTTGAAGAACTTTATGAATTCCATCGTCGTCTGTTCAAACGGTTTCTGATCAACTGTCAGTGCATCCTGAGCAGCCTTGCTCTGTTTGCTCCACCAGATTTCAGTATCTGGGTCGATATGGGCTCCAGCCGCGACTTGATCTTCATAGGTGTAGTTCGTATAGAACTCTTCACCATAAACTCCGTGAGTAGGATCGAAGAAAACTGCGCCAATGGAACGTAGGACACAGCCTGCTTTCGTTCCAAAAGTTTCGAGGTCGAGCATTACATGGTCCATCAGAAAGCTCCTGAGTGTGAAAGTTGAACGCAGCCACCACGGAACTCCATCGAGTTCATGACTTCGAAGCGGCCATCATGAAATTCGTCTTTCGGACGAATCCATACTTTGTCATCATGCAGGCTCTTGTAGATCGTAGCTTTCTGCATGGTCGACTCGATGAAAGCTTCTCCGATGATGGTATAAAGACCACCGCTTTTCTTATGTCGCCAGATGTTAGACACTTACTGATTCTCCCCAACTTGGACCGCATTCGGTATCTACGTTAAACGGCACCAGAGGAGTGCAGACCTCTAGTATCGAATTCTTCATGATCTCTCCAACAGCTTTGGCTTCTTCGACTGAGCCATAGCTTCCGTCAGTCTCGTCATGCACTTGAAGTTGAATGAAATAGCCAGCCTCATCGATATCGATGACAGCTTTCTTTGCTTGATCTGCTGATGATCCTTGGATCACTCTGTTCAAGGCTTTGTGCGTCCAATCGTAAGAGCCATCATCGCGTGTAGGGAAATGAAGACGACGACCCATGATAGTTCTCACGAAACCGTTTGCTCCGGCCCTGTCACTCGCTTTTTGGGCAAGCTGACGAACATACGGAACCTCAGCATCGAAGTTATCGATAATCGCTTGGCCTTCTTCACCAGCCATTTCTTTGATGAATCCTGCTCCAGAAGAGGCTCTGGCTTTATACGCATCATGACGGTTATCGAAGAAGTCGATTGCTTTGGTTCTCCCATATCCCATTATATGAGCCCAACGAGTAGGCTTGCCGATGTCCATGCAGAGTTTCGGTCCGCCCTCACCATAGCATAAACCGAGGAAGATATTCTTCGAGTAGCCACGGTTCACCTTGTAAGAATTATCACCATCTTTCTTCAATTTCAACCACTGATCAACAAGTTCATCAGTGTGGATGAGACGAGTCATCATTTCGTGGTTGTCTGTCTTCGGATTGTCGCGATATCTCTTCGCTGCTTCACGGGCTTTAGGAAGATCCATGACAGCGGCGAAGTGAGTTGTCCATCTTGGCTCTTGTTGGGAATAATCGTTTACTCCCCAAATCGCGCCTTCTTCTGGAATGAATATCTTGCGCCATTCCAAGATGAGTTGCGGGTCGTGAGGCTGGACGCGGTCAGGAGAATATTCCTGTTGGAGATTTGGATCAACTGCCGAGAGTCTTCCATAGCGAACTCCCTTTTGCTCACCCTTTTCATCTTCACGGGCGATTTGATTGAAGG